CCACTAGTATCTGGACTCTTTAGAGTCAGTGGTGCTGCTACTCAGTCCATTACACCAACTACAGAAATTGGATCTGGTTCACTATTTACATTCATAAGTTCAACAGAATCCGAAACAAATTCTGAAGTTGGAACTGAATTATTCAGATTCTCTGGTCATCTTGTTGAAAGAAATACAGAATCTTACTTTGGAACTGGATCTCTGTTCACATTCTCCAGCACAACAGAAGCATTCAGTCCAAACCCCCCTGTATCTGGTCTCTTTAAAGTTCTTGGTTCTGCTACTGAATCCTATACACCAACTACTGAGATTGGATCTGGTTCTGTATTTGTTTATCAAAAAGTACAAATACTTGATGCAGACGATAAGGGAAGACTCGTATCTGCATATGAAAGAATAACATTTGATGAAGTAGGAATACCAAGATCTATCAATATTAGTGGTAGGGTTGGAATTTACTTCCAGTTCCGTGAAACTGGATCTGGTTTACTGAGAGTAAATGGTAAAGCAATAATTAGACTCAAACCGATTCATATTGGTGAAGGATTCTTATATGTCAATGGTTCTGGTGCTGAATCAATTACACCAACTACTGAGATTGGATCTGGTTCACTATTTGCATTTGTAAGTTCTTCCGAATCTGCTGGTACAAATCCACCAGAGAACACTGCTCTATTTAAATTTAGAGGATCTGCGGTACAAAGAAATACCGAATCTTATGTTGGTGTTGGAATTGAGAGAATCAATGTTGAATCTCTAGTCTTAATCCGACCAAGATATCCAGGTTCTGGATCAATTTCTGTTACTTCTACATCCACTGATAGCAGAAACTATTCATTCATTGGATCTGGAAATCTATTTGGATTTGGAAGTGCTTCAGAGTACTTAACAAATGCATATAAACTTGAGAATTTAATAATTCACATAAGAGGTTCTGCTAAGGAAACAAATTCTGAATCCTACGTTGGAACTGGTTCTGTATTTACATTCCAAGGAGCAACAGAATCTAAAGGATCAAATCCACCAGAAAATACTATTCTATTCAAGTTTACTGGTTCTGGAACTGGAAAAACTCAACCAGTATATGTTGGTCAAGGAAAAACTAAAATATCTGAAGGTTCTGGTCGTCCAGACAAAAATAATAAGACATTTATTATTTCTGCAGAGGAGTCTTCCTCGGTCAGGACTATTCAAAAACCAGTACTTACCAAAATACTTGGTTCTGCAGAAACATCTAAACCAACAGTTTACAAAGGAAGAGGGAGATTATTTGGATTTAGTGGAGCATCAGAATCCACTTCATTCAGTCCAGATGACACAAAAGGTCTATTTAATATTTCCGGAACTGCAATTGAGAAAAATACAGAAGCATATAGAGGCTCTGGTACTATATTCTCAATTATTGGATCTTCATATTCCGAGACTGCGGTAGTTAAGGGGCAGACAAATCTATTCAGAGTTACTGGTTCTGGATCAGAGTCCTTTAGTGAAGGTAACTATACAGGATCAGGACAAATTGTTACTTCAGTACAATCCAAGTCCGTTGTTACATTCACACCAAAATTAGTAACAACATTATTTGAGTTTACTGGAAACGCACAGGAAAGAAATAGTGAAGCATTCCGCGGTTCAGGAACAATTGGCATATTTGTAAGTACAGGAAAATCTGTATTTTATGATTATAAAGTATCCCAAAGAGCACTTAGAATTTTTGGAAATACCTTTGAATCTTTTGCAAGATCTAATTATAATGGCAAAATTAACGCACTACTCGTTGGAGAATCACAAGATAGAAAGAAAAATTATGTTCAACCTAAGAAAACTAGAATATTCATAATATAATTTAAAAAACACATTTAAAATAAATGATAAATAAAAATATAGAAAAATACCATGTCTGCTGATAGATGGCAAATACTAAAAGGGTACAGTTCAGAAGAGGTTCCGAGGTTGAACACACAACATTTACTGGTGCAAATGGTGAACTTACAGTAAACACTACAAATAACTCGGTTCACGTTCATGATGGAATTACTCTCGTGGATTTGAATTATTAAAAAGAGATTTTTCGAACTCAATTAGTGGAACTATAAATGGATCTCTGTCTGTTTCTAATTTTTTCCAAGTTTCAGAATATGTTCAATTTGGAAGTACATTAACAGTTGCTGGTTTTGTTGGTCTATCTTCGGATGTCACTATTGGTAAAAATTTAGGAGTAGGTCACAGTTTAACTGTTGCTGGATTTGTTGGTTTATCCTCCGACCTAACCATATCAGGAACCACTGGTATTGGTTCAGACCTAACAGTTGGTGGAAAGGTATCTATAGGAAATAGTATTTTCATAGGTTCTGTCGCAGGGATTGCATCAAATACTACAATTGGTGGTTCTGTAGGTATTGGATATTCATTAAATGTAGGATCTTCACTGAATGTTGGAACAAGAGCTGGAATTGGGTCAAATGCTACAATAGGTGGATCCGTTGGTATTGGTTACACATTAGATGTTGGTTCCAATACTGAGATTGGAGGAACATTATCAGTAGATGGATTTGCTCAGTTAAATGATGGTTTAAATGTTATAAGAAGTGTTGGAGTTGGACAAAGTTTAACTGTTGATGGTTTTGTTGGATTTGGATCTGATTTAATTGTAACAAAAGGGATTACTGGTAAAACAGGTATTCTAAGTGCCCTAAATGTTGCTGGTATTTCTACTTTAGAATCAGCAATCATTAGTGGATTAAACTATCCAATACTTGATGGACAACCAGGACAGGCATTAGTTACTGACGGTGCCGGAAATATTGCATTTGGTGCTGGTGGTTCTGCTGCAGAAAGTAGAATCAGAGTATCAGCAAATGAAGGAAGTGATGATAATGACGGAAGAATTCTTCCAGTAGCAACAATTAGAAAAGGATTAGAACTAGCATCACAAAGATTAAAAAATACAGTTGCTAGTAGATTTATTGATGGTGCTAATTTATTAAAATTAAATAAAGAATTTATTAAAGGGGAAGTAATTGGTTATATTAAAAATCAATACCCATCTATAGTTGGTGATCCAGGGTTTAATGAAACCAACGCAAACCTTTATATTGGATATTTTATTGATGCACTTATTCATGACCTTTCATACGGTGGAAATTCAAAAACTGTTACTGCGGCACTTGCATATCGTCAACTTGTTAGGACAGCATTTGACAATAGACTCACTGAAACTATTGCTGCTTTCCAACACATTATAACAATTTCAAGATATATTATTAATAATATTCCAGTACCAACAACATACCAAATAACATTTAGTCAAGTATATGATTTAAACGTACCATATGATTCATCAATTAGTAGAACTCAATATGATTTATTTTCTTGTGCTAATGTTTGGTCTGCAATTGGATCATTTGTCGGAATAACTACAAATGTTATTACTAGTGGTGTTGGGTTTGCTCCATCAAAAACATATCCTCAACCAGAAACATTAGATGCAGTTACTGTTTTTGTTGAGGGTGGTGATTATATAGAAAATAATCCAGTGATTGTTCCTGATGGTGTTTCTATTGTTGGAGATTCTCTAAGAAACACTGTTGTTAGACCTTTAAACGCTGGTGAAGATCTATTCCGTCTAAGGAATGGTTGCTATTTGACAGGATTTGCAATGAAAGATTATGTTGTTGATGGTGTACCTCAACATACATTTGATTATGCAGTTGCATTTGATGATCCATTTGATCCAACAGTCAGTAGAGTTGGATATGCTGGTAGCATTGTAAATGTTGTTGAAGCATATTATAATAATATTACTGGTATTACTACAATTACAACTGCAGATCCCCATGGATTAATTAAAGGACAAGTTGCAAGATTGTCTGGACTTGGATTTACTTGTGCATATAATGGTGGAATTGGCACCATTTTCTATCCAGAATCAAATGTAAGTGGCCAACGTGATTTTGATGTTGTTTCTGTTGGATCACCTGTAGAGTTTACAATTAAAGCTGGAATTAGTACAATCCCACATTTTTATGCTGGTGGAGGAACTTCTCGACTAGGAAAGGCAAAAATTACACTATCCCCATATGTACAAAACTGCTCAATTCTTTCATTCATAGGGGCAAATGGTGTTCTAGTTGATGGGTCTAAGATTCAGGATAATAATATTCCAGCAGTCCCAGAAGAAGCAGAAAAACCACCAGTTGGGGATATTCCAACTCAAGGCAAATCGATGGTTGCGAATGCCTTTACTATGGTTTCCTTTGGTGGTATTGGTTGGAGAACAATTAACGATGGATATGCTCAGGTTGTTTCTTGTTTCCAAATCTTCTGCCGTTATGGTTCACTAACTCAGTCTGGTGGTTACCTATCAATTACCAACTCCGCAACTAACTTTGGTCTATATTCATTAAGATCCACTGGTTTCAGTCCAAACTCATTTACATTTGATAGGGGAAGAATTGCAGCAACTGGAGTTTCTGGTGGATTACAAACACTTAAAGTGGTTGGTTTGGGAAGATCTGATCAAGATTTATATGTATTAAGATTCTTCAATAATAATAACAATGATGTAACTTCAAACTTTAAACCACTTATTACAACTCAACAATTTAATGTTGCAAGTTCCATTAATACTGTAACAGATACAGTTACAATCCCAGGTCACCCATTCATCAATGGTGAAAGTATCATATATCAAGGAAATGAGGGATGCAATTCCAAAACAAGTAATTGACGGTCTAGTAAGTGGAAACCAGTACTATGTTCTTTATATTGATGCAAGTTCATTCAGACTTTATGAAGATGACAGTTTAACAAGGCTAGTCTCTCTTGGTTCAACATTTGTTGGTATTAATACATTTATTAAGAATAATCAAGATTTCTTTGCAGTTGAAATTATTGAAGCACATAATAATTATCAAAGAGTAAGTCTTGCATCAACTTCATCCACATTAAGATTTGTTTCAGGAAGACAAGTCACTCAGGCGATTAGTGGAGGACAAGCAGTAGGTATTGCTCTAACATACTTGCCAGCAACAAGAACACTAATTGTTTCCAACGAAGAAGTTGCTGGTGTAAGAAACATATTCTCTGCTTCCGGTAATGTAATCCAGGATCATAGCGCAGTACCTGTTTCAATTGGAGTTACTGCAGTAGTAGGAATTAATACTTACTTCACAGTAAACACCAAGGTAGACTCAACAAATCCAGGAAACGTAATTCCAGATATTGGGGATCTACCAGAAACTTATAAGTTACACTTCCACAGACCATCTATTATTAACTCCTCATCTCATACTTGGGAATATTCGGGGTCTGGTACTGATTATAATGCACTCCCACAAAACGGAGGTAAAACAGACCCAGCAACTGAACAAGTATTTGAGCAGGGTGGTCGTGTTTATTCCTCTGGTACAAATGAACTTGGTGACTTTAAGATTGGTAACTTCATTGTTGCATTTAACAGAACAGGAAACATCATTTTTAACAACAAAGTAACAATTGGTCAGTTAGACTCTCTGAGATTGAGCCTTTCTGGTGGTACAGTTATTGAGGAATTTTCTACAGATACAAATCTCGGAGAAACTGAAATTGGTGGTCCACTAAACAGAAGAGTTTCAACTCAACTTGCAGTTAGAACGTTCTTAAATAACAGACTAGGAGATTTCATTGATCAGAATGTAAGTACTAGTGCGATTCCTAATGCAGTTGTCAAATTGAATGCATCAGGACAGATTAATGCTGACCTGATTCCACCTAAAGTTGTTAGTTTTATTACAGTAAATACACTTGGCGGAAGAACATCATTAGTTAACCTCATTCCTGCGGCAAATATTAGGCAAGGGGATACTGTTGCAGAACCAGAAAATTCCTATGTTTTAGTTCAAGATACAGTACAAGAATTCTTAATTCTTGACAGTTCAACTAGAAATTATAGATACTTTAATGGTGATACTGTTGTAAGTACACTATCTGCTGGATCTGCAATTGGTATTGTAACTGCACCAACTTCTGTTGCTTATGGTACAACTGGTTTGGTTAAAGGTGTTGCTTTAAATCTCAATGCACTTAATGGTGGATCTGGTTACACAACTCCAGGAATTTATACTGGTGTTACATTAGACAGGGCAACTGGTATTGGTACTAATATCACAGCAACTATCACAGTTAGTGCTGCTGGAACAGTTTCTAACGTTGCTATTAATACTGGTGGAAGAGGTTATACTGTTGGTGATATTTTAACACTTAATACTCCAGCACTAATTGGAGGAAGAACTGGTGGTTCAAACTTCCAAATTTCCGTTTCTAATGTTGAGACTAGACTATATCTAAGACTCACAAATAATCAGAAATTCCCAGGTTCAATTGTTGTTCCAGACTTTATTGTAGATAACGATGCGGTAGCAATCTCTACAAGTTTGAGAGTTGGTGTCGGAAGAACATTTAATCCAACTGATACAAATACCGATGGAAGTGTAGACTTCTTCAATAATAGAATTCTATTGACATCAATTCCATTTAGTAATGGTGACCCAGTTGTCTATAGCAACGGTGGGGGAAATACTGTCGGTGGTCTCATATCTGGAAGTACATACTACATTAAGAGAGTTGGAATTACATCAGTAGAATTGCATAATACTTATGCATTGTCATCTGCAATTTCATTGACATCAAGTGGAAGTGGGACTCATGAATTAATAAGATATCCAATTAATGAAAATAGAGATACTTTTGTATTTGCAAATCATGGACTTGCAACTGGTGATGCAATTAGAGTTACTGGTTCTACTCCTACGGGAATTACAACTGGTGCCTTCTTCTATGTTGGATCTGCAACAACAAACGCATTTACATTCCACACAACTCAATCAGATTCAACTCAATCGACTAACGGTGTAACTCTAAATGCAGTTGGTATCACTTCAGTTGGAATTGGAACTACTGTTATAATTACAAGACAGAATGTTAGATATTCTGCAACAGTAAATACCTCTTCCGCACTTCTATCAAATTGGTCACTACTTGCCAAATCTGATATTGATGCTGCTAATATTATTTCGGGAACTATTTCTCCAACAAGACTTGGTTCTGGATCTGCAACTCAGGATACCTTCTTGGCAGGTAATTCTGCATACCAAAGAGTTATTAAGAGTGTTGGAATTGGAACTACTCAGCCAATTCAAGCAACTGCAACAAGTTTTATATCAGCTCCAGGTGGTGTTGGAGTTAATACTTATTATGGTGATATTAATATCTCACTAAATCGTGTTGCTTCATCTTCTGATACATTCTCAACTCTTGGTGTTTCCAGATTCAAGACATCAACATTCTCAATTGGTGCTGATGGTCAAGTAAGCATTAGGAACTCTGCTACGGGTGATGTTGATGCATCAACTCTTGGAGGACAAACCCCAGCATATTTCATCGATCCTGCAAATCTATCTGCTGCTGTACCAATCACTAGGGGTGGAACTGGATTAACTGGTCTTCCAGCACTTGGAGCAATCCTAATTGGTAATGGAAGTGCATTCAACCAAACAACAAGTCCAACTTTCACAGGAAACGTTGTATTTAATAATGGCATTGCGATTAGTGGTATAGTAACAGCAACAAGATTTGTATCTAACGTTGCTCAGGGAACTGCTCCAATCTCTGTTGGTTCTTCAACTCTTGTTACCAATTTAAACGCAGACTTTGTTGATGGGTTAAATGCAAACAACATTACTGATCAGATTAATAGAGCAAGAACATTTGCTTACTTTATGGGATTTCATAGTTGTTATAAATAAAAATAAGGAAAACTTTAATTAATGAATGAATAAATATGTCTGGAATTTTAGGACAATCTGCCCCATTGGCAGCAACTAACACAACTATTTACACTGTCCCTGCCAATACGCATGTAGTGGCAAATATTAGTATTGCAAATAGAGCATCCACTGCTGTCACTGTTCGTATTGCATTGGCAGCAGCACCAACTCCAACAAATGCTGAGTTCATTGAATTTGATACTACTATTCCAGGATTTGGTGTCTTGGAAAGAACGGGTCTTTCACTTCAATCTGGTAGATTAGTTGTAGTATTTGCAAGTAATGCGAATACCTCAGTTTCGTTATATGGAATTGTGCAGTCCACCGTGTAAGGAGGAAACTTAAATGGCAAGGTATATTGGAAATATTCCATATAGAGACCCAGATGAAGAAGCATATAACTTTAGAACAAGACCATATACTCGTTCTACTGATATGACGTTGGATGGTAATGGAAGGGTATCTTCTGTTACTTATGGTGATAAAATACTATCAAGTCTTACATACGACATAGAAAACAAAGTCACAGGTTATGTTGAAACTATAGGGTCTTCTTCATATACATTCACTATAACATATAATGCTGATGGTGATGTAACTTCAGTCACGAGGACATAAAGATGTCAATAGACGTTTTAGCATATAATTCATTAAGTGCTGAGATTAAACCCCTAAGAAATGCAGTTAATGCATTGCAATGTTGCATTGATACAACAAATGCATCAATATCTGCAGTTCAAGGTTCTATTACTACACAACTTGCTTGCTGTGCTTGTGTAGAGGCACAAGTTGCAGCAAATGCCACGTCCTTAGTTGCAAATGCAGGACCAAATCAAGCTCATTTGTGGTGTTTAATACCAACTGGTTCCAGTTGGACTGGAGGTGTTTTAGTTTGCGATACATCTGGAAATTTTAGATGTGGTGCAACTTGTACTTGGACAGTTCCGGGTGGTGTAACTTGTGCTAGATTCCAAATATGGGGTGCTGGTGCTGGTACTGGTTCTGGTTGCTGCTGTGGTGGATCATCTATAGGTGGAACAGGTGCATATGCTTCTGTTATAATGCCAGTAAGTGCTGGATGGACATATACTCTTTGTGCTGGTTGTGCATTCTGCTGTTATGCTTGTAGAGCACAAAATGATGCAGATGGTTGTGCTTCATTCGTTACTGGATGCAATCTAAGTAATTTCTGTGCAGAAGGTGGTGAAGGTAGTATGTTCTGCGAAGCAATTACTAGATGCATAATTGGAGCAGCAGCAAATAGTTATTGTATGTATTTTGGTTGCTTATGTAATAGTGGATCCGATTTTTGTTGGAGTAACTATTCCCTAGGTAGCCAAACGATGTGTTGTTGGGATCAAATTTTGCCCATGATATCTTCTTGCAAAACCTACTTCGGATCTGCTACAGGAGGAACAGTATATGGAATTAGGGGATCTTTTGGACTATTTTCAATAGTATGTACTGGAGGAATATGTGTTGCTCACCCTCCAATTTATGGTTTCCCATCAACTTCTTGCTGCAATTGTCAAGTTGTATTTAATTATCGTCAAGGAATGGCTAGATCTGCTTGTGCTGGATTTATGCAGATACCAGGTGCAGGTGGTTGGGCAGGATTTAAGTGCGGTAGTAATGTAACAAACTGTGCTGGAGATGCAGGAAGAATGGGAATGGTTTGTGTTTCATTCAGATAATAAAAATACTCAATAAATTTTATAAATAATCAAAAATAGACCGGAAAATGATAAAAGAATTCACTTATCCACTCCCAGATGAATTATATATAGAGGGAGTTTCTGGAAAAATAACAGGAAGTTTTACTTATGATGGTCCCGATTCAATAACGGTTTTTCTAGAAGAGTCTGGAGAAATTCGTTATATTGAACCAAGAATCACTGATGATATGGACCCAAATTTAATAAAACAAATTGATCCAGAAAAAGATTCAGCAGCTGCATACTTACTAAATCATTATTTTCTAGATGACATTTCTCGTCAATATGAATTTGAAGATATTGAAATGGAGAATGGAGATATTTATAAAAACCCAATCAATCCAGATTTGACTGATGCATATGAATTAGTTTATAATTTCGATAAAGAAGAATGGGAACTAAAGCAAATACTTAGAAAATTAGTTGATCCAGCAGGTCCAATTGCTAAAGAAAGGAAAGAATATGTTTTAAAATATTATGAGAAGTATGATTTCGGTGAAGATATTAACACAAAAATAACTGAGTATCTTTCAAAATTAGACAACATTATTGATAATCCACAACTACTGATGCCTTGGAAGTACATTAATATACCAAAAAGAGATGTTCCAAAAATACCTTTAGATATTGCTGCAGAATTTTCAAAAATTCCAGGAAATGAGGTTTAATTAAAATGGATGTACTAAGATACAGTGCAACAAATGCAGAAACATATTTAAGAACACAGTGTACGGAAAAAACTACTTGTCTACCAACTAGAACAACTTGCTTATCAAATAGTAATGCTTGTTTAAGTACAGTTTGTTCTCAAGTTTCCGCATTGCAAGCAACTGCTGCTGCAGTAGGTCCAGAGGCAGGTTGTTGGGCTACATTTATAGAACCTTGTTTACTAAGAGAACCATTCCGAACTGCTTTTTGGTCTTGTATTCCTGCTGGTTCCGGTTGGACTGGTGGAATTAGGGTCTGCAGATGTGCCGGAAATCCCATATTTAACTATGGATCCTGTTGTGCTTGGACAGTTCCTGGTGGTGCAACTTGTGCTAGATTCCAAATATGGGGTGCTGGTGGTGGAAGTGGGGCCGCTGGATGCTGTGGTGGATCAGTATTTGGATCTACAGGTGCATATGCTTCTGTTATAATTCCAGTAAGTGCTGGGCAAGTATATACCCTTTGTGCTGGTTGTGCTTTTCAGTGCTTTCCAACTAGACTCTCAGGAACTGGAAGATTTCCTGGTTGTCCATCATTCGTACTAGGAACTGGTTTGTCAAACTTTTGTGCCAATGGTGGACAAGGAAGAATGGGAACTTGGATGCAAATGTATGGCAGAAGAAATCCAAGAAGACTTGCAAACGTTGCTTGGAACTACGGGTGGTGTTTGTGCGGTCAAGGAACTTATTTTTGTGCTGCAACTAGCAATTCCCGCAGTAATGGTGAAATACCTTATGTTGCTGGGGCATCTTATTTTGGATCAACAACAAATAATTCATTAGTATACGGAATTCGTGGAATGTGGAACAGAGCTTGTTGGGAACCTTTTCAAGGATATTTCGTGCATCCACCAATTTATGGATTTGAATCAACTTCTCAATGTTGTTTTACTTGGACTGCTACTTGTTGTGGGAGAACTTGTTCTGCTTGTTGTGGATTTTTAGCAATACCTGGAGCTGGTGGGGTACCAAGTACTTCCACATTTCAAAATTATGGAGCTTGTGGAGATATGGGGAAAGGAGGAATGGTTTGCGTTTGCTTTAGATAATTTAAATTATTTTTTATATTATGCATTTATTTTTATTATCAATAAACAACTCAGGATCAAGCATCCTCTATGAAAAGATAAGACAGTCAAAATATACAACAACTTTACCCGATGAAGGGCAGTTTATACGGGGGTTTTCTGGACCAAATCCATTTGTATTAAACTGCCCTTATATGTTCTCTGAACGATATCATGATTTTTCTTTAGAAAAAAATTATGATTGGTTTTCAATAAAAACTCTTTGGAATTCTTTTTGGGAAGAAGATTTAATTAAAGTTGAAAAATCTCCTCCAAATGTCGTAAGAGCACATATGCTCAAAAGACATTTTGAAAACTCGGAATTTATCATCCAAGTTAGAAATCCATATCAAATTGTAACTTCAATTTTAAAATTAAGACCCGACATTTCAATTGAAAGATCCTGTGCTCATGTTGCATCTTGTTTTTTTGAGCAGTATAAAAATTATTTTTCATATACCGATAGAGTTGTAAAATATGAAGATATGATTTATGATAAAAATAAAATTAATAATATTTTTAAAGATCTAGGTATAAAAGATTTTGATTTAAATTCCGAAAGTAATCCAGTAAAGCACTATAAAGAAAATAAAATTACAAACTTTGATAAAAAAATTCCAGATGATGTTTTTAAAATAGGGAAAGAAATATTTCAAGCAGTTAAATCTGAAATTAATTTTTTTGGGTACGATTTATGAAATTTGAAATTAAAGAACTATGCGATGTTGATGCAGATTTATCTAATTCATTGCTAGATTCTATAGATAAAGATCATTGGAAAATTAATACAACCAGACAGAAAGTATATGAAGTTCATAGATTTACTGAAACAATCCGTTTGAGACACGTAAAGAATTTGGATTTTAATAACTTTAAATTTGTAAATTATGAAATGTTTGACTTCTATAAACCAGTTATAGACAAATATTTAAAAATCATATCAAAATACTTCGAAATAAAAGATTATACTGCTTTGATTGTTAACCTCAAACCAAAAGGAATGATTGATACTCATACTGATGGTGGAAGTAGATATTTTCAATTAGGACATAGATTGCATATTCCGATTAAAACAAATGAGAATGTATTTTTTACTGTTGGTAATATGAGAGAAAATATGAAGGTGGGAAAGATTTATGAGATTGATAATCTAAATTCTCATAGTGTAGAAAATCACAGTACAGAAAATAGAATTCATTTAATTATGGACATTTTTGATAAAAATATTAAAGAATTTCCAGAATATTGGATGAATTAAACAGTAATAAATAATTTTGATATTGACATAATAAACCATTGAGGATTTATCTTGAATGAATAAGGCATTTTTTATTAATGGTGGTGCAGGGAGAGTTCTTTGTTCTATGCCAGCATTAGAATCATACGCAGAGAAACATGAAGACTTTATAATTGTTTCTGAGGGATGGAATGAACTTTACTCTTGCAGTAAAGTTTTAAGAGATAAAGTTTATCCAGTAAATCATAAAGATCTTTTCGAAAAGCACCTAAAAGATAAAGAAATCATATCCCCAGAACCTTACAGATTAAATGCATACTTTAATCAAAAATGCAATTTAATCCAAGCATTTGATATAATTATTAATGAATTAACAGAAATACCCAAAAACAAAAAGATAAATTTAGAATTAAATAAAGCAGAGCAAATTACAGGGTATAATATTGTTAATGAAGTTAGAGAAGTAGCAAAAAAAGATAAAATTGTTGTTTTTCAACCATTTGGAAGTACTGTTCAAGCAGAAAGAAATTTTATATTTGATGCAAGTGGAAGAAGTTTTGAAGTTGCCAATGTTATTAAAATAATTGAAGAGTTGAAAAAAAATTATGGTGTAATATTGATGTCCCAAGTAGAAATACCAAATTGGCAGGAACTTGGAATAGCAATGCCCCAAAATGTTAGTTTACCCCAATGGGCAGGAATTATAAATGCTGCTGATTATTTTCTAGGGTGTGATAGTGTAGGTCAGCATATTTCTTATGCATTAAATAAACCATCAACAATCGTAGTTGGATCAACTTATCCTGAAAATATTTCATATCCAAATGAAAAAAATTTCCAAGTCATTGATAATGGAAAAAATAAAAGAAAATATAGTCCAATTAGAATGACTTTTGATGACTGTAGGGATAGAAACAACGAAGATCTTATGGTTCTTACAGATGATAAAATTAAGGAAATAGTAAAATCTATCCGAGATAAAATTGGTATAAGTAAAGTGAGCAATGAAACCCTTAAGTTAAATGGTCTATCGGGTAAAACTGAAATCAGTAAATTAAATCCCACATCAAATTTACCAATAACCAATTTTAATGGTTTTCAAAAACCAAAATTGTCAAATAAAAAGAAACCAATAGAACAAATCTTAGAAATAAACGACATTAAATCTTGAGGAGGTAAAATTATGAGTATTATTGTTTCTTGTGCTCGTGGGCATAATGCCAGCACCACTTTGCTTATTGATGGTAAAGTAATCTTTTATGTTGAAGAGGAAAGACTTTCTAGATGGAAGCATGATGGAACACCTCTTCTTGGATTGTTAAAGGTTTTTGAATATGTAGATCATATTGATCATCTAGTAGTCTGTCATACCCATAGACATGGACCAGAAATGGATTGGACTGGAGAGGATTTATATCAGGGATGGATTCGTAAACTTTCTCGCAAAAAGTTTGAATATCAAACTCATTTTATTGATACCATTCATCATGAATTGCACGCTTCTTGTGCATTTTTGAATTCAGGATTTGAGACTGCTGCTTGCGTAATTGCGGATGGTGCAGGTAGTTTCTTGCAAAGTGACGCATTTTCTGGTATTGCATATGAATTTGAAACAATTTTTAAAGCAAAATATCCTTTAGAATTTGATACTGTATATAAACATCTTGGAACAAAAGAACCATATGGTATTTTAGATATGGGAGGAGATGGGAAATATTTCTTAACTGAATATCCAGGTCTCACTAAGACATATGAGGCAATTACAGAATATTGTGGTTTTTCTTGCATTGACGCAGGAAAAACTATGGGTCTTTCTCCTTATGGTAAAGAAAATTTAGATCTTCCGGAATTGTTTAGGGGTAAATGGGCAAACCGAGAAGTTTTTGTTCCAAACTATCCTAATGGATCTCGAATTAATTACGAAAGATTTCCTATCTTATTTGAAGATTCCAAGAATCATAAGAAAGGTGAATATACTCAGATCCAAAAAGATATGGCATATTCTATCCAAAAGGAAACTGAAAATCGTATGATTGAATTGATTCGTAAAGCACACGAAGAAACTGGTGAAAAAAATATTGTCGTTTGTGGTGGATATGGTTTAAATTGTGTTGCAAACTATAAGTACTGGAAAGAATTCCCAGACCTAAACATTTACTGTGAACCCATTTCTCACGACGGTGGAACATCTATTGGTGCTGCAAAATACATGTATGCCAAGATAAATGATCTTGAAGGACCGATAAATCCTCAGACTTCAATTTATTATGGTCCACAATATGATCCAGATACTTATGAAGATTATCTGGAGGGTCTAGAAGTTTCAGATACCTCTTATGATGATGTTGCTAAACTAATTCGTGAAGGGACAATCGTAACTATTTTCCAAGGAAGGTCTGAAGGTGGCCCAAGAGCACTTGGCAACCGATCAATACTATTTGATCCCACGATCAAAGATGGAAAGGACATTGTAAACCAAGTAAAACGTCGTGAGTTTTTTCGTCCCTTTGCCTGTTCGATTCTGAAAGAAAAAGTGAATGAATGGTTTGATCTTGCAGGTCGTGAAGAATCTCCACATATGATGTATGCAGTTGATTGTCTACCTGGTGTAGAAGAAAAGATCCCCTCAGTGATTCACGTTGATGGAACCTGCCGTATTCAGACAGTAACCCAAGAGCAAAATGAACACTACTATAATCTGATTAGTTCTTTTGAAAAACTAAGTGAAGTTCCCATCCTCTTCAATACTTCATTTAATCTTGGTGGTGATCCTCTTGTAGAGACTATTACTGATGCGATTGATACTCTACAAAGAAGTGATATTGAATATCTCTATCTTCCTGAGATTCAGAAACTAGTTAAAGTTCCTAACGAATGAAAACTGTTTTTGTAAATGGAACATTTGATGTCCTACACACAGGACATCTTTTGCTATTTGAATATGCAAAGTCTTTCGGAGATCATTTAATTGTTGCAATTGATTCCGACGAGAGAATTAAAGAAAAAAAGGGACCAACAAGACCCATCAACTCTCTCTGGGATCGTGCTTTTATGCTATCTAATTTATATCACGTTGATGAAGTTAGGACATTTGACTCCGATGAAGACCTAGAAGAACTTGTGAAATACTACAAACCTGATATAATGGTGGTAGGATCTGATTGGAAAGATAAACCAGTCATAGGTTCTCAATATGCAAAAGAATTAAAGTTTTTTGATAGAATAGATGAATACTCCTCAACAAAAACAATTCAAAGTATTATTGATAGGAGATAGTTGTGAAGATGAATATATTTACGGCAGGTGTGAACGGATTAGTCCTGAAGCACCTGTTCCTGTAATGAATTTTTCTAGAATAGAAAAAAGAGCAGGAATGGCAGAAAATGTTTTTCATAATCTAAAATCATTTGGATTAACCGTTGGATTTTTAACAAATTCAGAAAAAATTATAAAAACAAGATTTATAGATGAAAAATCAAATCAACAGATACTTAGAGTTGATAAAGAGAATAAAATATCCCCTTTAAGTGAGAAAATAGATTTTAATTTTTTTGATGCTATTGTTATATCTGATTACAATAAAGGATTTTTGACTACAGATAAATTATTTGAAATAGTTGAATCTACTGATATCCCCATTTTTATTGACAGTAAAAAAAATAATTTACCAAACAAAAATAATTGTTTTATTAAAATAAATGATTTAGAATATGGCAATTTAAATAAAGAAGTTCAGTTAGATAACTTAATTATAACAAAAGGATCTATAGGATGTTTTTACAAAGATAAACTATATCCAGCAGAAAAAGTAAATGTCTATGATGTAGTTGGAGCAGGTGATACTTTTCTTTCTGCTCTTGTTTATGGGTATTTAAAATTTAACAGTATAGAAAATGCAATAATATTAGCAAATAAAGCAGCAGCAATTGCAGTACAGCATCCAGGAACTTACGTTTTAACAACAGAAAATGCCAAAGATTTATGTAATTGATATTGATGGTACAATATGTACTAATGGTGATTGTTCTTCATGCAAGTATGAAGGAAGTATTCCAAAATTAAATAGAATTAAAAAAATTAATGATCTATATGACCAAGGAAATATAATAAAATATTTTACTGCTCGTGGAATGGGTAGATATAATGATGATGCAGATAAATCAAAAGAAAAGTTTTATTCTTTAACAAAAATGCAATTAGATATTTGGGGATGTAAATATCATGAATTAATTTTAGGTAAACCTTCTGCAGATATATACATTGATGACAAGGCAATAAAAGATGATGAATTCTTCGGAGATTAAATTTGTACCAAAAGGATGGGGATTTGAAAAATGGATTGTAAATACTGAAGAGTATTGTGGGAAACTTCTTTATTTTGCTAAGGGAAAGAAATGTTCCTGGCATTATCATGAATTAAAAGATGAAACTTTTTACATCCAGTCTGGGAAAATTCTTTTAAGGTATAGTGATTCGGATCAAATAGAAACAGCAAAAGAAGTAGTATTAGAGAAGGGAGATAAGTATCATATTTATAGAGATCTTAGGCATCAAATGTTTGCTCTTGAAGACACAGAATTATTTGAATTTTCAACTCAACATTTTGATTCGGACAGCATTAGATTAGTTAATGGTGATTAATTTATGAAACAATTATATTTTTTAAGTGGAATGCAGAGATCTGGTTCCACACTACTCTCTTGTATTTTAAATCAAAATCCAAATATATTTTCATCAAAAACTAGTCCACTTTTGGACATTTTATCTTCTTGCGAAAAGACTCTTAATGAAGTTTATAATCAATATACATTTGATTATAACCAAAAAAATAAAAATCTTATTTTGGGAATTTTAAATTCTTATCATGATGATGAAGAAAGTCCTATTATCATAGATAAGCATCGTGGTTGGGTAGGTTCAATAGATTTAATAGAAGAAATCTATACACCCAAAATAATATGCACTAATAGATCAGTACCAGAAGTAATTACATCCTTCATTAAGTTAATTGAAAATAATAATTCATTAAATAATTCGATAGATAAAGCATTAAGAAATAGTGGATTTCCAATAAGTATAACAAATAGGGCAGATTACATTTTTCACAATTTTGTAAATAATCCAAGACAAGCAATATTATCTTCTATTGATAAGTATAGAAATTATATTCATATGGTAGAATATAACGATATTATAAATTACCCAAATGAAACTTTTTCTAAGATATATGAGTTTTTAGGTATAGAAAAATTTAAACACAACTTTAGTGATATAGAAAATACATGTAAAGAAGAAAAGGATATTGCTTGGGGAATAGAAAATCTTCACGAAATTAGAAATAAACTACAAAAAACGAGTACCCCACCAGAGGAGATACTCGGAAAAGAATTGACAGAATATTATCGTCAATTTGACATTAAGTATTGATTAACTGTTTTAAATTTATAACTGCCAGTCCATTTCATATCCGCACAAGTATAATCTTGATATTTACCTTTAAGATGTTCGGGGAAGTTGATATATTCAATTTCCCCTTTTTCTTTTTCAGCAACTAGTTCTGCAACTTTTTGAAAACTTATCGGACTTCCTGTTCCTAAATCATAAATTCCAGATGGTTGATCATTATTTAAAACAATGTCAATAATATCATCAACACAAATAAAATCTCTTAAAAACTTGTCTGATCCTTTGAATAATTTTAGTTTTCCTGTTTCTTTGATTTGTTTGGTGAATTTGCTTATTGGACTTGCCTGGTCTCTTTTATGATCTTCCCCTTCACCATAAACATTAAAATATCTAAAACCTTGAATACTTGAAAATTTATCTAAATTATCTTGAACAAAATAATCTATTTGCAGTTTTGTAATTGCATAATAATTTAATGGATTGATTACCTTTAAGTCCTTTGTTTGATTTCCATATACTGATGCTGAAGATGCATACTTTACTGGAATTCCATACTTAATTGCTTTTTCAAATAGAAATAAAGTAAATGCCACATTAGAGTGATGAGAGTTGTTATATTTTTTTCAGTAGTACTAGAAATTGCTCCTTGATGGAGTATTAATGATACTTCATTCCATCTATCAAAGTTACTAATAAAACTATATGCATCATCCTTTTCGACTTCTATTATTGGATCATTTATTTTCTTTAGAAAATTTTTACCAATAAATCCTTGACTTCCTGTTAATATTATCATAATTTTGTTTATTTTGTATTATATCATTTTTTTGGTTTTTAGTATACTTATAAATATTTTTATATAGTAGTAGTCTTTATAAATGGCACAACCATCTTCTAGGGCAGAGTTGAAAGAATACTGCCTCAAGCAACTAGGAAAGCCAGTTTTAGAAATCAATGTAGATGATGATCAGATTGATAATCTGATGGATGATGCTATTCAATATTTCCACGAAAGGCACTTTGATGGGATCGAAAGAGTATTTTTAAAGCATCAATTACAACCAGGAGAAAAAGATATATTAAGATCTGGGAAGGATATAACTACTGCTTCTTCCTCAGTTGGTATTTCTACAGTATCTTGGGAAGAATCAATCAATTTCCTAAAATTGCCCGATACTGTTATTGGTGTTAATAGTGTATTTAAAGTCGATTCTAGCACTATTTCTAGTGGTCTTTTTAATATCAAATACCAAATCTTTTTGAATGATTTATATTATTATGGTGCATTAGATCTTTTAAATTATGCAATGGTAAAAACTCATTTGGAGGATATAGAATCTTAACTCCAGATGTTCAATTAAGATTTAATAAAAAACAGCACAGATTATATTTAGATATTGATTGGAAACAAGTCGATCCAGATACTTATATAGTTTTAGATTGCTATAGAATTGTAGATCCTGCAGACTTCCCAAAAATCTATAATGATTTTTGGTTAAAGAGATACCTAACTGCACTTATTAAAAGACAGTGGGGACAGAATATGATTAAATTTAATGGAGTTCAACTTCCTGGTGGCATAACATTGAATGGTAGGCAATTATATGAAGATGCAATACGAGAATTGGAAGATATAGAACAAAAACTCAAGTCAGAGTATGAAATGCCACCTTTAGATCTGATAGGTTAATATGTCCCCACTAAATCCATATTTTTTACAAGGATCTCCAAGCGAGCAAAGACTCGTTCAGGATTTAATTAATGAGCAGCTTCCATTTATGGGCAAGATGTTCTTTATATGCCAAGAAAGATTATTAATGAAAAAAAGATAATCAAAGAAATTATTGTTTCTAAGTTTGATGATAGTTTTAGATTAGAAGCTTACATTTCAACCTTTAATGGATTTGGTGGAAACGGTGATATTCTATCCAAGTTTGGAGTAAGAAGCACGGATGAGATTACTTTTATTATCTCAAAAGAAAGATATGAAGATTTCATTACTCCCAAATTGGGTTTATTTAGAGATCCAAATGTTAAATTGAAAAATAGACCAGAAGAGGGAGATTTAATTTATCTTCCTCTAGATAATGCATTGTTTGAAATAAAATATGTAGAGTTAAAAACACCATTCTATCAATTAAATAACTTGTATACTTATGAATTGAGATGTGAACTCTTTGAATATGAGGATGAAATTATTGATACTGGTATTGATGATGTTGATGAAAATGTGAAAGATTTTGGTTATATTGCAACAATACAAATGGTTGGTGCTGCTGCATCTACTGCAGTATTGAGGACTGTTCTTGCTTCTTCTTTAGCACAAGGAGTTCCAGAAAATTCAATTAATTCTATTGATATTTTAAATGGTGGCAGTGGATACAAATCACCACCTATAATAGATATTGATAGTCCTGTTGGTGGTGGTATCACTGCGACTGCAGTTGCGATATTAGATCGTGGTTCTATAAGTAGGATTTTAGTAACGAATCCCGGTATAGGATATACCATTCCACCAAGAGTTAGAATAAAATCAAATTCCTCTAGTGGTTCTGGTGGTATAGCAACTGCAATAATAACACCTGGATCATTGGGACCAATACAAATAGTATCTGGTGGAGTTGGATATTCAACTGCTCCTATTGTAACAATTGCTCCTCCAAATATATTCAATTACCCCCAATCTTATGTAGCAAAAGCAGAAGTAATTGTAAATTCATCTGGATCTATTTCTTCAGTAAGATTCTCCAACTCAGGTATTGGATATGGAATAACTCCTTCAATACAAATAACTTCTCCTATTGGAATTTCAACCGGAGATTATGAGTTTAATGAAGTTGTAAGGGGAGTTTCCACGGGAACAAGTGCCTATGTAAAAGATTGGAATTATGATTCAAGAATACTGAAAGTATCAATAATTAATGGAAGTTTTGCATTAGGAGAAACTATAGTTGGAGCAGCAGCAAGTTATAAAGTTCTTTCCATAGACACTGACAATATCTATGATAATTTTGCAGAGAATAAAACAATTCAAGAAGAAGCAAATACAATCATAGATTTTACAGAAAGTAATCCTTTTGGCACTTTCTAAATAGTAAATAAACGTTACGTAAAATGCTTGGAACTTATTATTATCACGAAATTATTAGAAGGACTATAATATCTTTTGGTACGCTTTTTAATAATATTCAAATAAAACATGAAAATGAAAATGGTGATGATATTAGTTTAATTAAAGTCCCCATTGCATATGGGCCCGTACAAAAGTTTCTAGCAAGACTTGATGAAAAACCAGACCTAAGAAAAAGGGTTGCAATTACATTGCCAAGAATGTCATTTGAAATGACAACAATACAATATGATCCGACTAGAAAAGTTTCAACAGTACAAACGTTTCAGGCAAATAGATCGGGAGTTGGTCCAGTAAAAGTTTACATGCCAGCACCTTATAATATTGGCATTCAACTTAGTATTATAACCAAATATCAAGATGATATGCTTCAGATCATCGAACAAATTCTTCCATTTTTTCAACCACACTTTAATTTAAGTATAGACTTAATAAATTCAATTGGAGAAAAAAGGGATATACCAATAGTTTTGGATAATATTTCAATGAGTGATGATTATGAGGGTGATTTTTCAACAAGGAGAAGTTTGGTATATACTTTAAATTTTACAGCAAAAACATCTTTATTTGGACCAATATCAGATTCTTCAGACAATTTAATTAAAAAAGTTCAAGTTGATTACTACACAAATACAGAAACAAAAAATGCATCAAGACAGCTAAGATATGCTGTGGAACCACGAGCACTTAAAGATTATGATAATGATAATACAGCAACATTGGCACAAGAAGTAAATGATATAATTACTCAATTTAATATTTCGGATGCATCGGCATTGGAACAAGAAACTTATATTATGATAAATGAAGAATCAATGTATATTAAAAATATTGATGGAAATAAATTAACAGTTTTGAGAGGACAGAATAATACGACTCCTGCAATACATGAAGAAGGTGATGCAATAAATGTCATTAATAGTATGGACAATCAATTAATTGAGTATGGTGATGATTTTGGTTTTGATGAAGAAAGATTTGATTTTGGTGACGGAAGAGTTTATAGTCCAAGAAAAGGTGCTGATGTATGAAAAATGATTTTGATGCAATAAATGATTCTTTAGATATCGAAGCATCTTCGGTAGAGAGGGAAATTGTCTCAGAAACATCTAAGATAATTAAGTCACCCAAAAAAGGAGATGCTGAAAGTGATTATGATTATGATTATACCAGAGGTCAATTATATTCACTCATAGAAAAAGGACAAGAAGCAATTGATGGTATTCTTGAAATAGCACAACAATCAGATTCTCCTAGAGCATTTGAAGTTGCAGGTCAGTTAATTAAGAACGTTGCGGATACAACAGATAAGTTATTAGACCTTCAACAAAAAATGAAGAAGTTAAAAGAAGAAGACCCATCAGCACCAAAAAGTATTACCAATAATAATACGTTATTCGTTGGTTCTACAGCAGAACTTCAAAAATTATTGAAGCAAAATATGACACCAGCAGAAGATTCTAAATAATAATTAGAGAACTTATTCTTAAGAATGAAAACTTTTTCACAATTTCTTCTAGAAGCAACTGACCCAAAGGGACCTATCAAAAAGTATATGTCCCCAGAGGAGATTGCGAAGAAGCATAAAATATCTCTTGATACTCTAGAACCAGAATTAAAAAAAGGAATTAAAATAGAGAGTGAGCATACTGGTGATAAGAGAATGGCAAGAATGATTGCCCTTCAGCATCTGGAGGAACTTCCAGACTATTATACAAGATTGAAAAAGGCAGAAAAGGTCAATGAATCGAAAAGTGGTGATAGTTCTCTGCGTGACTGGTTTACTAAGAGTCGTGCTTCTGATGGCACCCCTGGTTGGGTTCAACTGGGTGGTAAATATGCGGGAAAACCCTGTGCCAAGCAACCAGGGCAAACCACAAAACCAAAGTGTGGTTCCAGCAAAATGAAGGCAGCACTCTCCGATAAGGAAGAGGAGAGTGCATTTCGTCGCAAGAATCGTCAAGACCCCAATCCAGACAGGGAAGGTGCAGCAAAGATGGTTGCAACAGAGGAGAAGGATGCTTGCTATTCAAAGGTAAAATCTCGTTATAAGGTTTGGCCTTCTGCATATGCTTCTGGTGCCCTAGTTAAATGCCGTAAAGTTGGTGCAAAAAATTGGGGGACTAAATCGGAAAGTACAGATTTTCTTGCTTATGATTGGGATTTTCCAATGCATAAAGTTAGTCAAAGATATTGTCCAAAATGCCAAAAAACAGAATCCATTGGGGAATGCAAGTATGGTCCTAAGTTTTGGTTATTGTATTCTTCCCCAATTGAACCATCGGATGAACTGAAAGATGATATTTCCAGACTTTACACTAAAAAAGAAAGTTATGATTATTCAAACTGGAGAGAAGAATTCAAAGCAACTGAATATGAATTCACCGATTTAATTAAACCCGAACCAATTAAATCAAGCACAGTAAGAGAAAACTATACTAGGATACAATCTCGTGGCACGACTTACAGTATCCTGCTAAACTGGAGAGGTAAGAACCTGGGAGTTCAAATGTTCTTCCCACAATTTACAAGACCTTCTAAGGAACAGGTAACTTTCGAAGTATCTAAGATATATCCAGGTGCTATTGTATTATCTTTCAATCCATCAACAAAGGACCCAACAAAACCTTTATTATTTACTGGAGACATAAATGGACCCAAATAAAATTGTTCTTGAGAATTTAACCAAAAACTTTGAGTATGAAAGAATTGCAAGAGAAATTGATGCGTGTGATAATGTAGATGACCTTAAAAATATCGCAAAATCTTACGTAAAACTTCACTTAAAATATCAAGAAACATTAGCAAGTTTGAATTTTAATAATTTATGACGGAAAAACATTATAAGGGCAATCCAAACCTCAAGGCAGAGAATGTCCAGATTGAATTTTCAACTGACCAAATTCAAGAATATTTAAGATGCAAAGAAGACCCAGTTTACTTTGCAATGAACTATGTCAAGATTGTTTCTCTTGATGAAGGTTTGATTCCCTTTGAAATGTATGATTTCCAGAAGGAACTTATTTCAAACTTCCACAATAATCGATTTAATATTGCAAAACTACCTCGTCAGACTGGTAAATCTACGACAGTAGTTTCTTATTTGCTTCACTATGCTTTGTTTAATGACAATATAAGAATTGCAATTCTTGCAAACAAAGCAGAGACTGCAAGAGAACTTTTGGGAAGATTGCAACTTTCTTATGAAAACCTACCAAAGTGGTTGCAGCAAGGTGTTGGTTCTTGGAATAAAGGTTCACTTGAACTTGAGAATGGTAGCAAAATTGTAGCAGCATCTACCTCATCATCTGCTGTTCGAGGAAACTCATTCAACATCATCTTCTTCCTGGACGAATTTGCATTCATTCCAAATCACATTGCAGAACAGTTCTTTAGTTCTGTATATCCTACCATTTCTTCTGGTAAATCAACCAAAGTTATTATCATTTCAACCCCTAACGGGATGAATATGTTTTATAAACTCTGGCACGATGCTGAGAGGGGTAGAAATGGATATATTCCACTGGAAGTTCACTGGAGTGCTGTTCCTGGTAGAGATGCTGCTTGGAAAGAAGAGACTATCAGGAACACTTCCGAACGTCAGTTTACCCAAGAATTTGAGTGCGAATTCCTGGGTTCGGTTGATACTTTGATTACACCATCAAAACTTCGTTCAATGGTCTATGAAGACCCATTAACTTCAAATAAAGGTCTTGATGTTTACGAGCATCCAGAGAAAGACCATACTTATATGATGACAGTTGACGTTGCTAGAGGAACAGGAAAAGATTATTCTGCTTTTGTTGTTGTTGATATTACTTCTTTTCCATATAAACTAGTAGCAAAATACAGGGACAATGACATAAAACCAATTCTATTTCCTTCTATTATTGATAAAGTAGGAAGAGCATACAACTATTCTTATGTTCTTGTTGAAGTGAATGATATTGGTGAACAAGTTTCCAATATGCTCCATTTTGATTTGGAATATAGCAATCTTTTGATGTGTGCGATGAGAGGTCGTGCAGGTCAATTAGTGGGTCAGGGGTTCTCTGGAAAAAAATCTCAACTTGGAGTGAAGATGTCTAAAAATGTCAAAAAGGTTGGATGCTCGAACCTTAAGACTATAGTAGAAGATGATAAGGTAATAATTAAAGATTATGATGTTATCAGTGAATTGACCACATTTATCCAACGCAATCAATCATTCGAGGCAGAAGATGGTTGCAATGACGACCTTGCAATGTGCCTGGTTATTTTCTCTTGGTTAATCGTTCAACCTTATTTTAAGGAAATGACCGATAATGATATTCGTAAGAGAATTTATGATGAGCAGAAAAATCAAATTGAGCAGGATATGTCCCCATTTGGTTTTATATCTGATGGATTAACAGAAATGGAAACTAGTTTTGTAGATAAAGATGGAGATAGATGGCATCTTGATGAATATGGAGATATGGCATATATGTGGGATTATAGATAGATGGATTTAGAAGAGCAATTTGAAAGAGAATATCTATTTTTAACTGAAAGAACTTGCAGGATCTGTAAAGAAACTAAAGATTTAATTGATGGGTTTTACTTGACTCGTAAAGGTAGAGGACGAGTTCCTTCTGCATATTCTTATGAATGTAAAGAATGCACTATAAAAAGAATTACAGAAAATAGAAAAATATCCCCAAAAATAGCAAGTAAGTGGGAATATCCTGACTGGTAAATTGTTCATTGGTGATTTCCCCAACTTAAAGAGTGCAAATTATAAATATTATTAGACAAAATAGACTTCTTCAGAGGTAAACAGATGGCGGTAAATTTAGTATCCCCTGGGGTAAATGTGAGAGAAGTTGACTTGACTGTTGGTGGCATTACCCAAGCTGCTCAGCAAGTCGGTGCATTTTGTGGCCCATTCGAAAAAGGTCCAGTAAATCAACCCGTATTAGTAGAAACAGAACAAGATTTATTAAAGTACTTCGGGAAACCACAAACTGCGGATGGTCAGAACGAGTACTGGTTAACAGCATCAGCATATTTGTCATATGGTGGCGTTTTAAGAGTTGTTAGAACAAATTCATCTTCTGCTACTCTTCTCAACACAGCATATGTCGGTGTTGCAGGAACAGTAAGTAATTTTAGAATTGAGAACAAAGAAGATTATTTAACTAATCACACTGATGATACTGATTGGTATTTTGCAGCAAAAGAACCAGGAAGTTGGGCAAATAATTTAAAGGTTTGCATGATCGATAATGCTGCTGACCAAATAATCAGTGGTATTAATACTCAGTTTTCAACTATAACTGGATTAGCAACTGCATTTTCAGTTGCTAATGCAACAATAGGAATCAATACCACAATAATTTCTGGCATCAATACTTCTGGAATTACATTAGAAACTCTTGTTCAGACTGACAATACAGCAAATGGAGTTGCAGCAAGAACTGCAATTATCAGTGTCAGTGGAGCTAATGGTGGAACAATCGTTCTTGAAACTCCAACAACCAACATTGGAGTAGTAACAACAACATTAAGATTTGGTTCACAAACATCTTTCCAAACAGCAAATCAAATTCAAGTAGGATATGCTGTTACCCAAAAATTAAACAAGACAGGAATAGAAGGAAGCAATGTTGTAACTTATGATGGATTCATCAGAGGATTAGTAACAGAGGTAGGAACAGGTCAAATAAGTATTAGAGTAACAGATAGAGTTGATTCTTCTGGTGTATCTACACCAATAGACTACAAGAATCCAGGATCAAGCACTGGATTGAATGCATCATCATTTGATACTTTTAGTACAGATGCTTTCTATGTTTCTCCATCTGGTGGATCACCAGTTGAATATAGCAATAGTAATTTTAATGTTTTAGATTGGTACGATCAGCAAACATTGGGACTCCAAAATAGTAATGTTTATTGGAAAAGTATTGCACCAAAACCAGGTACTTCACAATTCGCATCTGAAAGAAATTCAAAATATGATGAACTTCACGTTATTGTAGTTGATGATACTGGTTCAGTTACTGGAATTAGTGGAAATCTACTAGAAAAATTCATAGGAATTTCGAAAGCAACTGATAGTAGAATTTCCCCATCTGAGTCAATATATTATAAAACTTATATTGAAAATAAATCAAATTATATCTACTCTGGAGTAGATCATACTGGAACTTCGTCAAATATAGTTGCACAAAGTGGAAGCACTACAGTATTCGCTCTCGTCACTGGAAGTTGGTCAACTGAGTCTCAAAACAAAGTATTTAATACTGTTGGCAAAAAAACTTATTCATTAACTGGAGGAAATGACTATAGTGGAGTAAATAATATTGGTGGATATTCAATATCCAATGCCGACTTAATCAATGCATATTCAGTTTTCCAAAATCCAGCAGAATACGAGATCAACTATTTAATTAGTGGACCATCAGCAGCATCATTATATGAATCTCAGGCAAAGGCAAATGCATTAATTGCAATTGCTGAATCAAGAAAGGATTGCGTTGTTGCTATTTCTCCTCATCGTGATGGTATTGTCAATGTTCCAGATGCCGAATCTCAAACAAATAATATTATTGAATTTTTTGATCCATTAACATCTAGTTCTTATGCAATTTTTGATAGTGGATACAAGTACACATATGATAGATTTAATTCTAAGTTTGTGTATATTCCATGTAATGGAGATGTTGCAGGTCTAATGGCAAGAACAGCAATTCGCAATTATCCTTGGTATTCACCCGCAGGAAGTTCTAGAGGTGCATTAAATAATGTGGTGAAGTTGGCATATAATCCAACCCAAGCACAACGTGATGCACTTTATACTAGAAGAATTAATCCTATTATTTCTTCTCCTGGTGCTGGATTTATTCTATTTGGAGATAAAACTGCTTTAGGATATTCTTCAGCATTTGATCGTATCAATGTCAGAAATCTGTTCTTAACAATTGAAAAGGCAATTGAAAGAGCAGCAAAAGCACAGCTCTTTGAATTTAATGATACCGTAACAAGAGCAAATTTCATAAACATTGTAGAACCATACTTACGTGATGTAAAAGGAAAGAGAGGAATTACTGATTTTATTGTGGTTGCTGATGAAACAAATAACACTCCTGATGTGATTGATTCTAATCAATTTAGAGCAGATATTTATATCAAACCAGCAAGATCCATCAACTTTATTGGTCTTAATTTTATTGCTACTCGCACTGGAGTCAGCTTCTCTGAAGTAATCGGAACCGTTTAATTTTTAGAGGTAACCACAAATGGCAAACACACCCGAATATTCAAATAGAACTTTAGATACATTTAAATCGAAATTAGTAGGTGGTGGTGCAAGACCAAACCTCTTTGAATGCGAAATTGCATTTCCAGATGGTTTAGGCATTACTGCAGATGAAGACTACAATTTTATGATAAAAGCAGCAAGTCTTCCTGCTTCTAACATTAATGTAATTAATGTTCCATTTAGGGGAAGAAATCTTAAAGTTGCTGGAGATAGAACATTCGATCCTTGGTCGATAACTGTCATCAATGACACCAACTTTAAGATTAGAAATGCTTTTGAGCAGTGGATGAATTTCATCAATCGTCATGATGATAATGCGGGGGTCATTACTCCTGCCGCATATCAAGTTAATATGAAAGTATTCCAGTTAGGTAGAGGCAATACTGCCGATGCAACTAGAGGAACATTACCAGGACGTTCAGAACAAATTCCAGTTCTTAAGGCATATAAGTTTTATGGTGTATTCCCAACAGCAGTAAGTTCAATTGAACTTTCTTATGATAATGCAGACGCAATTGAAGAGTTCAGCGTGGATTTACAAGTTCAATGGTGGGATGCTGCTGATTCAGGAAATAATTCCATTCTTGGTGTGGAGAATTTCTGATACATTATAAATACTAGAAATAGTTTTTTAATATATTATAATGCCAAGATTATTTGGATTTAAAATTGAGGAACCGGAAGACAAATCTTCAAAGATTGTCTCTCCGGTTCCTCCTAATGATGAGGACAAATCAGATTTTTATCTGTCCAGTGGATTTTATGGTCAATACGTAGATATTGAAGGAGTATATAAATCCGAGGGAGATTTAGTAAGAAGATATAGAGAAATGGCACTTCATCCAGAAGTTGATAGTGCCATTGAAGATGTTGTAAATGAAGCAATCGTTTCAGATTCTGATGATTCACCTTTGCAAATAGATTTATCAAACTTACCAGCTAGCGATAAATTAAAAGATAAAATCAGAGAAGAATTTAAGTACATTAAAGAAATAATGGACTTCGACAAGAAGTGCCATGAAATTTTTAGGAATTGGTATATTGATGGAAGAATCTTTTATCATAAAGTAATTGATATAAACAAACCCCAAGATGGAATTAAGGAAATAAGATATATTGATCCACTAAAAATAAGACACATAAGAAGATTAAAGAAAGACCAAAAGGATTTAAGATCTGCATTGAGTAAAATCAATTCCGATTCAAATGTAATTGATTTTAACCCACCAGAAATTGAAGAGTTTTATTTGTATAATCCAAATCAACTCTCTTCAATGACTGCAACCTCTGGTTCCAATTTCAAATCCGAGGCAAGGCAAGTAAGAATTGCTCCAGATTCAATTGCCTATATTACTTCTGGACTGGTAGATAGAAATAAGCAGACAGTTCTATCACATCTACACAAAGCAATCAAGGCACTCAATCAACTTAGAATGATTGAGGATTCTTTAGTAATCTATCGTTTGTCTCGTGCCCCAGAACGCAGAATTTTTTACATTGATGTAGGAAATCTACCAAAGATTAAAGCAGAGCAATACCTTCGTGATGTGATGAATCGTTATCGCAACAAGTTGGTATATGATGCCAACACTGGTGAGATTCGTGATGACCGAAAGTATATGGCAATGCTTGAGGATTTCTGGTTACCTCGTCGTGAAGGTGGCAGAGGAACAGAAATTACAACTCTTCCTGGTGGTCAGAATCTTGGGGAACTTGCAGATATTGAATATTTCCAGAAAAAACTTTATCGTTCTTTGAATGTTCCAGAAACTAGACTTAATTCTAGTGGTGGATTCAGTTTGGGTCGTTCTTCAGAAATTCTTAGAGATGAAGTTAAATTTACTAAGTTTGTCGGAAGATTAAGGAAAAGATTCTCAAATCTTTTCAATGATATGCTGAAGACTCAACTTATCTTAAAAAATATTGTATCTATAGAAGATTGGAATGCTCTTTCCGATCACATTCAATATGATTATCTTTATGACAATCATTTTTCAGAATTAAAAGATACAGAATTATTAAATGATAAACTTGCTTCAGTTGCAGCAATGGAACCATATATTGGAAAGTATTTCTCATTAGAGTATGTTCGTTCCAAAATTCTTAAGCAGAATGATGGTGAAATCAAGGAAATCAACAAGCAGATTGAAAAAGAAATTAAAGCAGGATTAATCGTTGACCCCAAACTTGTTGTTTCTCAACAACAAGCATCGATGCAACCAATAGACCAAGGAATGGATATGGGTCAGGGTCAATCTCCAGAGCAACAATCTGGTGCTGCAATGGGAGAACCAGTAATGGAACCCCAAGCAGGGGAAATATAAATAAAAATAGTTATCTAAATTAATTGAATCATGGAAGAACTACTTACAATGTTTGCAAATGATGAATCTCCAGCAGAAATTAGTGATGCAATCAAGGCAATGCTCTTCACCAAATCTGCAGAAAGAATTGAAGCAGTAAAGCCTTATGTTTCTGCTTCAATGTTCGGACTGGACGATTCATCCGAAGAGGAGTGAGTTATTAAAATGAAATCATACAGACAATTTATTTCCGAATCTATTAATATTGCTGGTGATTTCAATGGAAATCTTTACATCAACGGTTCTGAAAATCAATCAGAACCAGTTGGTGAATCATTTCTTGCGGATGTAGTTTGGGAAGGAAAACTATATCGAATGGAAGTAGAAGGAAAGATGTTAGATAAAAATAAATTAGCAGAACAACTTCAAGGAGAGTATCCTGGAGCAATTGTTCATAACATTTATCCAATAACTGAGAATTCGTTAAAAGTAAGAAAAGCACAAAGATATCAACCAGAAAGACTAACTTGGACTGATTAATAATGGCACAGTGGAATAAGAATACACAGGACTTTCTAAACCAAGAAAGGACCCTTTTTGAAGTACCTATGATTGCCAC